TTATATTCAGCATCTAAGATTCTGAATCCTATACTAAAAGCGGTCATCACACCGTCTTTTACTAAGTTGTAAACATCTTCAGCGGCTGAAGAGATACGTGCTTTAATCCAAAGACCTTTTTTATCTGCCCTATGCTCTAACATACGGCCACAAGGCTCATGGTAGTCGTGATAGGCTAAGATAATAGGGTTTTTAAGATAACTCTCAAGACCCTTCTCCCAGACAGAGGCACTAACTACATCGCCTGCTCGGTCGATATCGTTGGTGCTAGCGTAACCTTCAATCGTAATCGATTTGATTTCGCCGTCATCGTCTTCGGTAAGTCCTTTGGTAAAGGTAGTATCTAGATAGAGTATTTTTGACTTATCTGTCATACTGACTCCTTTTCGGGTTTAGGCTTTTTAGGTGCCCCGCCTACACTAGGGTTAACGGCGGAACCTGCAATATTTGCCGGTTCTCGTATTTCGTCATGACCTGTAAGTTTTTCATACCTAATCTCTACGCGAGCTTCGTTAGGGGTAATGATACCTCCATTTACTAAGCTAGTTAAATAGGCTGAAAGCTCTTTAAGCTCTGGCTGTAACGCTGAGACATTATTTGTGATTGGTTCGATATCATATCCAAAGTATCGCTCCACTGCGGATACAAAGCTTCTAACAACGGGAAGCACTGTTTCCAGGTAAAATAAGCGAAGATTAGGGGAAATGTTTGCATTGTTGCCTCCATTGAATAGAACTTCTGGCACACCGAGCGCATTTAGAATCTTCGTATTATGACGAGCAATCGACACGTCAAAGTCCATGTCTTTAAAGTTGCTCTGTCCGATAGGATATGGTTTTAGACCACTATCAACAATCATTGGACGACGACCACCACTCTTGGGGTTATATCGCTGTACCCATTGTTGAATTGTTTTCTCTTTGGCTGCCTGCCCTAAGGTATTTTCAGTAACGAAAACCATACCTGGTACAGCACCATTTTCAAAGAAAGACTTCTGGAAGTCCTGCATCTTATACATGGTGTTGATAGAGTCTGTACAGCTATGTAATCTGCTATCACCACGATAAATTGATTTGCTAGAAACGTCTTTAAAGTGAAGGATTTCTTCTGGTTTAAACTTTGTACGTCCGTCGTACTCATACCCAGCAACAAAAGTTACCGGGTCGGTTTTGATAGTGACGTGTTGTGCAGGCAAGTGGTAGAAGAAAGCACCATCGAAATAGATGAATACGTTGCCTTCTAAAATGTAATCTGTGAAGATCGCCTGTCTAAAATCTTGGGTGGACTGGTATGGGTTAGGTCTAAAGTTTAATAAGCGATGTAGAGTTTTCTGTCGCATATCACCTTTAACACCATCTACTACCTTGTCTTTAATATCGTAATCCAAACTGCATGCTGCTTTAACAATCATGCTAGTTCCGCGGTTTACGGTCTCAATCTTATCAAACGCTTGTATGTAGCTAATTTTGATAGTTGAGTCTTGTGTATCTCCATTATTCTCGTGAATAACTTGCTGAGCTGGGTTCAGCTTAGCCATAAAATTCGAATACCATGCCATAATGTTCCTTATATGAATTCGCTAAAGAACGAACCATATGAGGAGCTGGGAATGGTTTTTACATCTCCGGATTCGAGCTTAGATTTCTGAATCTCTACCCAACGTTCTTGAGCTGCCTCAGTACCCAAAGCTGGAGCTTTACCGTATATTTTATGTAGCGCGACATGGTGCGTATTACACAAAGTTCTTACTTTATCGTAAAGTTCTGTATGGTGTTCTGAGATAAACTCTTCACGTACTGCTAGTATACCATCATCTGTTGATATATCGTAGCCTTTCTTTCTGGCCCATCGCTCTAGCATTAAGGTCAGGCTATGAAAGTGGTGTAACTCCAGCTCGTGGCTAGTTCCGCAGATATAGCAAGCATCCTTCTTTTCATAGGCACTCTTAGCTTTGTCTCTTACGTGTTTTACAGCCAATCTTTTATTTGTATTTACGGCCATATCTCTTAATATATAATAACCTAAGTAGCTTAGGTAGAATTTGTGTTATGGTAGTATTATAGCACGTAGGCATGTGTAAGTCAACACAAAATTTAGTTTGGTAGGTGTAGAAATTTTTACTTGCCATCTTTACCTTCTTCATACTATAATAGTATAGTTCCAAAAAAGGAGAATAAATGTTAAAAATACCTAAGGATAGCGATATTGTATTGGTTGGTGAATATAAAAATGCTAAAACCCCTGTTAAGGTGAATTGTGTAGAAGGGCACTAGTGGATGGTTATTCCTAGTAACTTTCATTCCAGAGGTACAGGTAAATGCTGCCCGGTATGCGCAGGTAAGGAGACTGAAATTATAGACGGGGTACACGTAATTCTGAAAAAGAAATAGAATAGTAAGTTTATAGAGGAAGTTAAGGCAATAGACCCTAGCTTAACTATACTGGATACATATACGGGATAGCATTAGTACGTGAGACTACAGTGCATACATGGGCATATATGGAAGGCTTTAGCCACTAATATATTGAACAGAGATACAGACAGAACGTGTGGAGTCTGTACTACTAAGGTTGCAGGACCTAAGCCGCTTAGTATTGAGCAAGTACAAAATACGTTACCGCCTTACTTAACGATTCATACCTATACAAATACTACTGTACCTTTTACAGTTATAGATAGTAGATGTGGGCACAGTACAGAAGTATGGTATAGTAATATTACACATAAAGGTATGTATAAATGCTCTGTCTGTAATCCAAGTATTAGCAATCAGGAACGAGAGCTACGTGACTTTATTACAGAAAATTGCCCAGACGAATGGATAATCTACAACGATAGAACCATACTTGAAGGGAAAGAACTAGACATAGTTTTGCCCGATAGGGGTTTGGCTTTTGAGTATAATGGTAGTTACTGGCACAGCGATGCTAAGGTGTAGCCATCATACCACATAGAAAAATCTAACGCAGTTAGAGACTTTGGGTACAAACTAATACATATAGATGAGGTATACTGGACTAATAAACAGGATATAGTTAGAAGCCGTATTCTTCAACAGTTAGGAAAATCAGAAAAGATATATGCTAGAAAAACGGTACTTAAAGAGATTTTATTTCCTAGAACGTTCTTAGATACTAACCATATACAAGGTGCTGGGTCTCCAACTACATATAACTATGGTCTGTACTACGAAGAAGAACTGGTAGCTGTAATGACTTTCTCTAGACCTAGGTTTACTAAAGAGTATCCTTTTGAGTTAGTAAGGTACTGTTCAAAACTAGGTACTTCGGTTGTCGGCGGAGCCTCAAAACTACTGAAGGCATTTGGGAAGGTAGGTATCGTTACCTACGCGGACCGTAGATTCTCTGAAGGTAATCTGTACGAGAAGTTAGGTTTTAAACTAAGCCATAGTAGTGCCCCAGGGTATTACTACTATAAAAGTGGAAAGTACCTTAGTCGATACCAATGTCAGAAGCACTTGCTAGAAAAATTAGTACCCGAACACTTTTCACCAGAATTATCAGAATCAGAAATTATGCGTAATGCAGGCTTTAATAAAGTCTATGACGCAGGTAACCTAGTATACATACTAACATGAACTCAGGAATATACGAATACCGTTTTGCTAACGGCGATAATTACATAGGACAAGCTATTGATATTGAAAAGCGATGGGACCAGCATATTTCGAAGATGAAGAAAAGTCAGCATACCAAGCTTATTCAGGCTGCATATAATGCATTCGGCCTGCCAGAGTTTAGGGTAATGATAGAATGCCACCCTAATTATCTTGACCCTATGGAGGCATGGTGTATCAATCGTTGGAAACCTACGCTTAATGGCAACATCCCAGTATGCCACGATGATACACCAGAGCACTTTGACATAACAGACGAAATGCTAAAGCCATCACTGTTTCGTACGCTTTACGAGCTGCAACGGCTTAGGGTCTCAGAAGAAGAAACAGAGCAAGAACTTGTAGAACTAGAAGCTGAGAAACGCAGGCTAGAAAGAAGATTAGTGCTGGTAGCTAAAGAAGCCCAACCTAAAGAACTACAGGACTATATCCAGCAGTTAGAAGAAGATGCGGGCTTTCTATCAACCCAGCTAAAGATTTCCGAGTCTGTTAAAGCTAGACAATACCAAGAGCTTGTAGAAACTAAAGATAGGATCTACGAACATAACCAGCTACCATGGTACAAGAGGATCTTTCATACTGTATACGTATAAAGCGCATATCGTAGGGCATCGGCCATGTGACTATATTTATCGTGTAGCGGCTTCTCAGTAGCTAAAGTAACCTTACCAGCTTTGCTAGACCCATTACCAGGATCCCAGCGATACTGGTCGAACATTTCTAGTACATGAGTACAACTAGGGTCAACACGTAAACGACCCTGATGCATTAAGTTCTGTACAAAGGCAATTCCAGGTAAAACATCTTTTTTAGCACGAGCAGTAGCAATGTCGTGTTCGTACGCTAAGTCGGCCGCAAACTGTGCAGCAGCAGAGTCGATGAACACCATGTCTACGTTCCAACGCTAGTTAATCTCCTTAAACCTACCAGCGTGTGCAGCAGTAGTAGCCTGAGCATCAAGGTACTCGTCTACAATCCAGAAGAGATCCTTAACCATGTCGTATACTATAACTACATAGGCTGTAGGGTCTTTATATCCAGGGTCTAGGCCAGCAATAGCTTCTTGCCTGTCACATACCTTAAACTCGACAATATGCTCTCTATTAAGTTGGTAAATCTGACCCTCGAACACGTTAAAGCTAGCAAGGTATTCCTGATCAAATTCCTGTGGGCTCATGCTTTTTCTAGCCTCGGCAACGTCGGATTCTTTCATACGCTCATTCTCATGATACGTAGCCTGGATGGAACACCACTCAGGAAACTCAGGATTAAACCCGCGATCAAAGAACTTGCTAAACCAGTTAGCGCGACCACGAGGTGTAGAGATAAAGATAGCCTTAGAACCAGGACGATCTAGGGTAGGTCGCAGAGCAACGTTAAACGCTTCTTCTCCGTGGCCAAGTGCTGCCTCATCAAAGATAATTAACGAATAAGACCTACCAACACACGAATCAACTGTAGATAAGGAACCCATACGTATAGTGGAACCATTCGATAGTTCGATAATACGATCTTTTAAGTTATCTCTAGTTATCTCTAAATCAAATTCTTTAATAAAGGATCGCTGTAGCTCAAACGAAATAGAGCTAAGATTATAATTAGGTGATATAATAAGTACGTTTGAACCAGGTACTAAGGTAACTAATTGACCTATTACATTTGATATGTAGGTTTTTCCGAGACGTCGTGCCAACGCTGCGCAGACGAACCTATGACGAGGATCATTGATTGCGTTGATTAGCGCGATTTGGGGTCTATTAATTGTATCGTAGACACTACAAGGTTCACCAGTATCTGGGTCTTTTGTAAGTAGTAATTTTAAATACCCTTCAATGGGTAGCTTAATGAACCGATCTTTAACAGGGAAGTCTACTAAAACGTCTTGCTCTACATAGTTGCGAGAAATTTTTAACATTGATACCTCAAAAAATTTTGACTTGCATGCTCATCAAAACATAGTATAATAACAGTATTCCAACAAAATTAGGATACTAATATGACAAGAAAAACTACACAACAAGTAGCTAAAGAGTTACTTGATAAGCACGGGCTGACCCTAGTATAGGAATATACTAGGGCACACGATAACATAAGCTTTCTATGCGTTAATGGACATACAAATACTACAACGGCTACAAATGTACTACAGCGTGGCTATAAATGCAAACAATGCATAGAAGGTAGAAAGATAGTACCTAAACTTATCTGGACGGGCGAACTTTTACAAGAAGTAATAGAATTAGTACGGGCTGCTATATCTATAAAAGATATAGCGGTTAAGTATAACACTACGGAGAAAGCTATAACCAGCAAACTTAATATTGAAGGTATTAAGTTTTCTGATAGGCATAAAAGTTCTTTATCTGTAGAGAGTAGACTTATAGATATACTATTGTCTCAAGATAGAGAATTAGTCGAGTTTCCTAAAAGGATTTTATCAGACATATATGTTAAAGTACGTTGTGCAGATAATCATGTACACGAACAATTAGTTAGTAATATAGTATACCAATCAAACAACTGTCCAACATGTGCCAGAAGTTTGGGTATCTCTAGAGGTGAGCTAGAGCTGTTGGACTTTATTAAAGGTGAATATACTGGTTGGATAGAGACTAATGACCGCACTGTCTTAGACGGCAAAGAACTAGATATAGTATTACCGGATATGTCTTTAGCCCTTGAGTTTAATGGTACTTATTGGCATCAGTATAGTGATAAAAAACCAGTTAATTATCATAAAGATAAAACCGATAAAGCTGAAGCAAATGACTACCAGCTAATTCATATATCAGATTATCTATGGGCTACCAAACAAGATATTGTCAAATCTAGGATTAAGCAACTATTGCATTTGTCTGAAAAGATTCCCGCTAGAAAAACTGAGATTAAGCAAGTTCAATTCCCGAGAGAATTCCTGGAGACTAATCATCTTCAAGGTGCTGGCTCTCCTACTAGCACTAATTACGCCCTATATTACAAAGATGAAATCGTAGCAGTAATGACTTTTGGCAAGCCAAGATTTACTAGTAACCAAGAATGGGAGCTAGTAAGATTTGCTACAAAACAAGGCATATCTGTGCAAGGTGGAGCAAGTAAACTATTTAAGCACTTTGTCAAGCAAAATAACCCTGAATCAGTAGTATCCTATGCATCCAGAGATTTCTCTAAAGGCAATCTTTATACTACACTAGGATTTATACATAGCCATAATTCTGACCCAGGGTACTCCTACTACAAACAGTTAAAAAAGATCTCTAGATACCAAGCTCAGAAACACAAACTAGAAGCATTATTACCTCTATTCGACCCTAAGCTGTCGGAGAGTGAGAATATGACACTAAACGGATATTACAAAGTTTACGACTCTGGCAATATGGTGTTTACTTGGGTTCCATGAGCTTCTATAATAGTCGATCATAATTAGACCCACCATTGTCGTTGATCTGAACGTTAACTTGATTGTGGGGTGCTGGTTTCTCTACGCGCAGGGCCTCTAGCTTAATCTGCCTATCTAGCTCTTCCATTCTCATCTTATGACTCAAAGCTAGTATCTCAATAATATCTTTGGTGGATCCAGTACCTGCCTCTTCCATTTCTTGAAATTTTTTCTTAATGATGGCATCCATTGCCTACCTCATCTTAAAGCGATTCTAGAATCCTATATCTAGATACACGTGATCTATGTACGCGCGGACTTCTCGTTTTGCTAGAGTTTGTGTTACAATATCTACCCCTACCTCTAACGACTCTGCTACCTCTCGCACATCCTGACACTGAAGATAACAATTTGCTACTTCTAGGGCTTCTGGGCTGATTTGGACATACTCGGCAGGTAGTTGAGTTGGGGGCAGTGGCAGGCCGGGGTCGCCTTGGGCGATTGGGAAATTTGGGGCCATCTTGGAAAACTCCTATTATTTTTGGCGGTTGATCGATTATAGCATGGGGCCGTGGGCGTGTCAAGAGTAAAAATTTATGGGGTATGGGAAATGTTTGCGACTTAGGGTCAGAACAGGTTTTTACGTCTGCTACGGTCTCTGCGTATAAAAAGTTTTTGATGAGAATTTTATTAAATAGGCCGTGAGAGTGGGTGATGATAGGTATGGGTATATTGTAGTTTGATAACCGCCCTACCCTAGTATAGCACATATTCTTATCGCAAAAACTATAGCATGAAAATAAATTGAAAATATATTTTCATGCTATCATTTTATTTTGATACAGTAAACACATTAACAGGAAATACACCATGACCTTCATGACCATTGCACTTACTATCATTTTGGGAGCATTGCCAATCCTTATCATTGGTATGATGCAACGTATCAATGGAGAATGGCTGTGATCTATACCTTCGAGAATCCGAAACCTGCTATCATTTTGATAGCAGAATTTGTGCCGATTATACCACTATAATCGTACCCGTGTCAAGCCTTTTCGTCATTGTATTTTTCTATGGGCTCTGCTGCTATCATAGGATTTCCCTATCGTGGGCGGCGCGAAAACCCCACTCAGTGTAGCATGGCGTGGAAGGTTTGGCAATAGGGGTTTATCCCTAGAAGAAATTTGTGTGTTATCATTTTTGATCGACTATAATACATACATGGCGCAGATGATCGGGTTTGTAGCCAAGGCGAAAAGAAAAGAAAAAATCCTTTCGCAAACGCTCAAAAAAAGGTGTATAATACCTTCACTGGCCTAGCAGATTCTAGGAACCATGTTCTTACTGGAGAATTTCATGACTGCAACTAAAACTGTAAATTACACTGCGGAACAAGAAGCCACCATTACAGCGATGGCGGGTGCTGGTAAACTGACTTCTGCCGATGCTGAAAAACTGGCTGAACAATTTTCAAAGACGGTTAAGAGCGTTGTCGCGAAGCTCAGTCGGATGGGTGTTTATAAAGCCAAAGAATACACTACAAAAACAGGGGCAGCTCCAGTTACTAAAAGTGTACACGCTGAAGCCATTGGTGCCATATTGCGTCTACCTTTGAACGATATTGACAGTCTCGAAAAGTGCACTAAAAATGCATTGCATACTATCTTCGAAGCTTTGGCAAACTCGAAGCCTATTGAAGACTAATTAATAGGGCGAAAGCCCTATTAAATGGGGAAACCCATTTAATAGGTTTTTTGTTGTATAACTCTAACTGGAGAAATGAAAAATGGCTAAACTGAACAAAGCACAAAAAGAGGGTTTTGCATGCTGCAAAGAAGAAATGGAAAGCGCAGTTTTCATGTTTGATCGTAAAACTGGCCGCTCTTTCATGGCAGAATACACGGGGGCGCTGAAAAATCATGCACGGCTGGTGGTGTCTTACTGCGGTACTAATGATACATTCAAGAAAAAGGTTGGCTTCATAGAATGTGCTGCGAAGTTGAGCACGGGCGAAGGGGTTATTCTGCCGTCGCAAGGTGACACCCTCGCTAGCGTGATTAGCGATTTTGATCTGAAATTTTTTGATAACTGGGTAGCATTAGAAACACTCTGATTTTAATAGCGGCTTCGGCCTGCTATTATTTTTTCCGCCGCTATCGTTTTGATAGCGGCGGGTGCGCAGATTTGGCACACATCACCATAACCCTAGTATAGCATGGTTTTTGCCGGTAAACGATACGTGACGAAAATAAATACTTTGAAAATAACTGGCTGCTATCGTTTTAGATGTGATACACTATAGGTTATGAAAACAGATAGAAACATCCTCGCCGTTGACCTGAACAAACGTGCTGCTATCGTTTGGGAAGCACTTTGTGAAATTCACCCTAGACTGGTAGAGCATGATGTGCCCGAGGTGCGTCTGAATGGGCGCACGTGGCGTTGTGCTGGACAATGCTTTCAAGAAACCCGCATTGTCACACTTTCACCCAAATTCTATGATGCCGGGTTTTCAACCCGTATGAATAAAATCATTTTGCCGCACGAACTAATCCATCAGGCTGATTATGATTTATTTGGGCTTTCAGAGAAAAAATGCGGTCACGGCAAAAACTGGGCCATGCTCATGGTACAATATGGGCTTGACCCAGACGTATTTCATACAATGGAAATCACCCAGCAAGGCACTAAAAAATGATCAAAGCACTAGAAACAATTGGCACAATTTGTGGCATCATCGGCGCGTTTCTCGTTGCTCTCAAAATGGGGGCATATGGTTATCCGTGCTTTTTTGTGTCGTCATTTTGTCTTATGACTTCTGCTATTGCTTTGGGTCAACGCAATTTCATTGCATTGCAAGGCGTGTTTTTTGTTGCTAATGTAATCGGGCTTTTTAGTTATGTTTAATCAGAAATATATTAAAAAGCATAGCACTATACTTTTAATAGCGCATCCACACAATGTGCGGTTAGGGTTTACACTCTAAAATAAATGCTCGCTATCATTTTAGATCGACTATAATTCATACATGGCGCAGGTGATCGGGTTTGCAGCCAAGGCGAAGAGAAAATAGAAAATCCTTTCGCAAACTGTAAAAACTGTGCTACAATGTAGCATCTGCAACGAACTAAGGTTCTAAAATGATTAATCAAGTTAACGTGTTTGACTGTGACGGGGTTTTGCTGGATTCCAGCCATCGTTATTCCACTGTACAGCGTGACGATGGTGCTATCGTTATTGATCTTGCCCACTGGATTGAAAACGAACATCGGGCATATGACGATGTTCCCTTGCCCACAGCATTAGAAGAATATGCCGAATCTTTGGCTAATCCTAACGCTTACACTGTTATTGCAACCGCTGCCGTTATCTGTGATAATCGCATTAAATGCCTGAAAGATAAAATCGGGATGCCCGATTACATTATCGGGCGCAATGGCAGATCAGATATGCGAGGTGGTGCAGAACTGAAAATTGCTGGACTTCGCAAATTGCTTAACTTACGTCAATTCGCTAATGCTGAAATGACAATGTTTGATGATAACATTAGCTACCTGACAAAAATTGTCAAAGCATTTAATTGTCGAGGTGTTTATATTCCTTCAGTTCAGGGTCATTAAAATGCTGTATATTGTAACTTTTGATATGTATGTCAAACAATTGAATACATATCAAAACATTAAAAAGGTATTTACTTCCATGTCTGATGCTATAGAATACATAGCGCGGATCAAGAAATTAAAAGAAGGGGAATCAATCACTATTAGCGCAGAATAAAATTTTTCAGGTTTTCACGGTTTCCCTAAAAACCGTGATAGAATAACCCTGTTGACGCAATAAAGCGCAACCCGCGACTATCCGGTGGTTCCGGTATATGAAAGAATTGACATGGCTAAAACTACTGAAAACACAATTGCTACAGAACAACTGGAAAAACCCGTTTCTGGTGGCTACATTGAGGCAGCGATTCCCCATAAACATGGTAAATTCGTTATCGTTGCTGTGCAGAATAATACCGATATTCACCCAGCGTTCTGGCCCTTGGTGAAAGAATTTGCAATTGAAAATAAATGCGAAATTCTAGCGGCCCCTATCCTTTATAATAAAAATGCATGGGCACAGCCAGACGACATCGATAATAAAGGGCTTTGGTTCGCACCTGAAATTCGTGAATTTATGCAGGATGAGCGCATCATTTTAAACGATTCTGTTCTGTATGTTGGCAATGCCCACGTATTGCCAACTGCAAAAAATCCGCTATCCGGCTTTCAAGCTATTTCCAGCGGCTGTGCAAATGTGGTGATTCCTGCCAGCAAAATTGCACTTGAATGCATGCCGGCTATGAAGGGTGAAAAAGGTAGAATTTTGCAGTCCACTGGCACGGTGACTTTGTGCAATTACATTGCACGTAAAGTAGGCGTAGCTGCGGAAACTGAACATAATTTCGGCTTTGTAATTGTCGAGCCAGGCAAAATTCCGCGTAGCGTGGAATTTAAAAAGGGAGGGTTTTACGATTTTGATGGCGAGGATGTTGCAGGATATGGCTACTGTGAAAATACTGAACCCGGAACCATTCTGACTTTGGGTGACATTCACGCTGAAAAATGTGGCTATGGGAGGCGTGAGGTTATGTTTAATATCGTGCAAGCCGTACAACCTAGTTACATTAATTTGCACGATTTGTTAGACTTTACTAGTCGCAATCATCATAATCGTGAAAATCCATTCTTCAAATTTTCCCAAGATTTACAAGGGCATAGCGTTTTTTCCGATGTTGAAAAAGCGCACAAATTTTTGAAGGATATTGGAATGGATGATGGCTATGTAATTAATATCGTGGAATCTAATCATGATCTGGCCCTTGATCGCTGGCTGAATGAGGCGGATTGGCGTGATGATACCGTTAACGCTGTTTCTTTTCTTCAGATAGCTATGGGCAAAATCAAAAGCATTCAACGTGGGGAATCATTTAATGCTTTCGGATATGCTATGAATGAATGGTTTGGTTTACCATTCACGGTACGCTTTAACGGTACTGATATCCCCCTGCAATATCACGGTATCGAGCATGGAAACCACGGTGATAAGGGGCCGAATGGTGCGCGCGGGTCAATTCAAGCGTTCCGCAAAATCGGCCGGGATATGGTGATAGGACACTCACACACTCCCGGTATTGCTGGGGGTGTATACCAGGTTGGTGTCGGAGGTGATTTAGATATGGGTTATAATTGTGGTCCGTCGAGCTGGCGCAATGCCCACTGTTTAACATTTTCAAACGGTCAACGTCAATTAATCATTGAAGCATAAATAAAAGAGCTTCGGTTTTTTAAGTAGGTTGTGGTTAGTGATGTGGCTCATTAAACAAATTAGTTTAGATTAGTTTATTTAATGTGTTTAACTGGGGAAATTAAATGATTAAAGTATGGGTTGTTATTTGTGAGAATGTGCGGGAGCCTTTCGGTGTATTTTCCTCGCATAAAAAGGCTTTGAAATTTATCAAAAGGATAACTAAAGGCAGTTTTTATTTAAAGGAATCTGATCTATCAGTTCATGACGTATCTATTGATTGTGGTTAATTAAAAGCCCTTCGGGGCTTTATCGGAGAATTAAAATGCAAAGCGAAAAAAGTTTCTGGTAGAAAAGAAAATTGAATATAAACGGAAAGTAAAAGCC